CACAGCCGCTTATGTAGAAAACTCTGACGTAGCACTACGCATCGCACAATGGGCACGTGATGTCCGTGGTGGTGCAGGTGAACGTCAATTGTTCCGCGACATTCTAGTTCATCTAGAAAAGCGTGACCCAGACGCCGCTTTGGCTTTGCTTCGCAAGGTTCCAGAAGTTGGTCGTTGGGATGACATCTTTGTCTTCTCTGACCCAGTTCTGAAGTCAGCCGCTTATACCATGTTGGGCGATGCCCTACGTGCTAAGAACGGTTTGGCCGCAAAGTGGACTCCTCGTAAGGGTAAGATCGCGGCTGAAGTGCGAGCATTCTTCGGAATGAGTCCAAAGCAGTACCGCAAGTCATTGGTAGAAATGACAAAGGTTGTTGAAACCCAAATGTGTGCAGGAGATTGGGACAACATCAACTTCAGTCACGTTCCTTCTGTAGCTTCTCGAATCTACAAGAAGGCATTCAACCGTCACACACCTGCGTTTGCAGAGTATGTTGCCAAGTTGGTAAGTGGTGACAAGACTGTTAAGGTTAACGCCAACGCAATCTTCCCACATGACGTGTTGAAGGGAGTGATCGGTAGCTACCGTGCTAAGTTGGACAAGACTGAAACCGACCATGTGATCGCACAATGGGACAGCTTGCCAAACTACGTTGGAGATGCTAGCATCATGCCAATCGTAGACGTTAGCGGTTCTATGTCTTGCCCAGCAGGAAAGAACACTAATGTAACTTGCATGGATGTTTCAATCAGCTTGGGCTTGTACCTAGCAGACAAGAACAAGGGCGTGTTTAAGGACACATTCTTGACTTTCTCAGACAAGCCAGAACTTGTTACTCTAAAGGGTAACATTGTTGACAAGGTTGCTCAAATGAGCAAGAGTGATTGGAACATGAGCACTAACTTGCATAAGGCTATGGACAAGATCCTAGACGTTGCAGTTAAGGGTTCAGTACCAGCCAGCGACATGCCAGCCATGTTGCTAATCTTGTCAGACATGCAGTTTAACCAATGTGCTCATTACGATGACACAGCAATGCAAGTGATCGAACGCAAGTTCGCAGATGCAGGTTACACTGTGCCACAGATTGTTTTCTGGAACCTAAACAGTTCAGACAACGTGCCTGTTGCGTCAGACAAGAGTGGTGCCGCATTGGTAAGTGGATTTAGTCCAAGTATAATGACCAGCTTGCTGGCCGCTGACATGGATCAATTCACTCCAGAAGGCATCATGCTTAAGACTGTAATGAGTGATCGTTACGCTCTGTAAGATCCGCTGGCCCGCCTTAGCTTCATGCTGAGAACCCAGCGTCCGCGGTACACGAAATGCGGGATGGGCTGTGTATCCGGGGTTTGTTACTCTTCCTGACACAAAAAAGAGTAACACTAATTCGTTGTTTTATTACAACACCGGACCTAGTCAACGAAAGTTGACTAGGTTTCTTTTTGACAGTATAATAACGATATGTATAAAATAATAGGAAAAGAAGAAACACTCAAAGTTCTTACACTTGCTGAAGCAATGAACGTTGCTAAGAGCATGAATGAATTTGTAAGAATTGTTGGAACAGATTTTGAAGTATGCGGCATCTTTGGTGTCGATACTGTTAAGGACGGCAAATGCCCAGATGGCGTTGTCTATGATTGGAACAAAGCAAGCCGAATAGGCCGTGCTAAAAAGGAAAGAACATAATGCCATGGATTGAAAATGTAGCGGCCGCTGATATCCCAATCGGGTTTCATCATGCGGCAGGCCCAAATAGTATGTTGATCAGTATTACTGATCCAGCAAGTTGGCGTCCAACTGCCAAGCATGAATTCAAAGAGCGACATGACTTTGAGTTTTTGGATGTGGAAGAAAAGGATCATGTGCTTGAAGAAGCAATGAAATGTAGTCATGAGCAAGCCGCTGAACTTGTCCGTTTGTTGCAACATGCTCTTGACAACAGGATGAATGTTGTAGTACACTGTTATGCAGGAGTGTGCCGTAGTGGTGCAGTTTGCGAAGTCGGTGTAGCAATGGGTTTTGATGACACTGAAAGATTTCGTGCTCCTAACTTGTTGGTCAAGCATCGCATGATGAAGGCTTTAGGTTGGACATATGATGAAAACGAAAAGCCAGTGCCACTAGCAGGTGACGAGTACATGCGTCAAGGAGACATCTAATGCATTTGAGCAAAGAAGAAGTATTGAAAATTTTGGAAGTTATGGAAAAGTTTCCAGAAGCAGGTTGTTTTGAATTAAAGCAAGATAACGATTCTGGAATCGGATCCATAACTACACTAACAGTCTTCACCGAAGTAAACGGCTTTGAAGGTCAATTTACAATTGAAATTTCTGGAATTGAGAATTGGTAATGAAAATTAAATTTGATAAAAACACAATGCCCGATGCCTTGTATAATGCACTGTTGCAACATTTTGTAAATGAAGCAGTTGGACTAGGTGTTGAGGTAAACAAGTTTACTCAGTTTAACAACTGGGTGATCGAGTGCGAATGTGATGCTAAGGAAGCGGTACACTAATGCCAAAATGCTATCAACTAATTGGAGTTCCGGGTTCAGGTAAAAGTACTTGGGCTCGTGACCAAGAATGGTTTGAAGATTGTGCCTATGTGTCTACTGATACATGGGTAGAACTTGAAGCAGAGCGGCTGGGCAAAACTTACTCGGAAATTTTTACAGAGTATATGCCCAAGGCTGTAAACATTATGGCCGCACAGGTTGTTGATGCTAGCGAGCAAGGCCGGGATATCATTTGGGACCAAACTAGCACCACTGTAAAAAGTCGTGATCGTAAGTTTAACATGTTGTCCGACTATTATCATATTGCTGTAGTGTTTAAGACGCCAGAGCATAAAGAACTTATGCGTCGATTGATAAGTCGGCCGGGCAAAGAGATACCAGATCATATTGTTGCTAGCATGATTGCCAGTTGGGAAGATCCAACTCTAGAAGAAGGCTTTAGGGAGATTTGGTACGTTTGACAAGTTCTCCTTTTGGCAGTATAATATATACTTAAACAAGAAAGGAGGGCAATATGCCTAGTGTATTTTTAGTCAGTGATACGCACTTTGGTCACACTGGCGTATGTAAGTTTACCCGAAACGACGGAGTTACCAAGTTACGGCCGTGGACAGATCCAGATGAAATGGACGAAGCTATGGTTAAGGCGTGGAACGAACGGGTCAAACCCACTGACAAGGTCTACCACTTAGGTGACGTTGTTATCGCTCGTAAGGCCTTAAAGATTATGGAAAGACTTAACGGCGACAAAGTTTTAATCCGTGGCAACCACGACATCTACAAAGATGAGGACTATAGTAAGTACTTTAGATCCATTAGAGCTTATCACGTTATGAATGGTATGATCCTTAGCCATATTCCGTTACACTCAGATTCAATGGGTCGTTTTGGTACTAACATTCACGGACATACTCACGCAAATCGTGTGAAAAAAGCCCGTGGAGTTGATGCTAGAACTGGAGAAATTCTTTACAGTGATGTAAACGATGTACGTTATCATTGTGTATGCGTGGAACAAACTCCTGATTTTGCTCCAATTTTGTTTGAAGATGTCATAAAGAACATTGAAGCAGAAGGTGGGAGTATAGGATTCCGTAATGGAAACGGTCCTACTATGTAATATAGTGGTACTTTAATAGGACCTTCGGGTCCTATTTTTTTGACTAAAACAAGCTATCTCCTATTTCTCAAATTGAATAAATACACTATAATGGTCAACAAAGTTGATATACGAATACCGGAGATAGTACATGTCATTACGAATTAGACGCGGCACAGATGCTCAAAGAGCAACAACACCTTTGGATCTGGGTGAACTTGTATTCACCACAGATACTAAACAGCTATACGTTGGTAACGGTATAGACAACGGCGGCGAACCTATTATTCGACTGGGTACTGGACTTGCATGGGCAGATGCACAATGTACTACGATTATTGCTACTGGTGCAGCCTTACAAGTTTCCGCAGACGCTACTCCAAGTTTAGGTGGTAATTTAACTTTAAGTGGATATAATATTACAGGAACAGGTAACATTGATATTACCGGTAATATTTCTGCAAGCACTTACATACGATCGCCAACGTATCAAGGACCACTACAAACAAGCGACATAGTACTACGAAGTAGCAGTGCTAGTCCTGTAAATGTTGTAACGGTTACAGACGGCGCCACTAATGTTCCATTTTTGACTTTAAAAGCAGCCCGAGGCACACTTGCTGTACCAGTTAATAATACCGTCGGCGACATTATCGGCGGCTTTCAAATTAAAGGTTACGGTAATAATTTATTTAAATTTGCTGCCGCCGTAGTAGCCCAGTGGTCAGCTTCTGCTACTTTAACAAACGGTGTTCCGGGTGCAAATTTATTATTAGTTACAGGTAATAACAACAACGGACAGACAATTGCTAGTTTGAATGGTATAACCGCCGTGTTTAATGCTCCAATATTGTCTACATCTGTGTACTCAGTTGCCGGTACTGCATTACCTAGTGCATCGGTTGTAGGGAAAGGTGCAAGAGCGTTTGTATCCGATGCAACATCGCCAATACATGGCACGCCTTATGTAGGCAGCGGCTCAGACAATGTGCCAGTTTACTCAGACGGAACAAGTTGGTTTATTGGTTAAGACCAACGAGGATATTTCATAAGTTCTTTTAGAAATTTATCAGGAAATAATTGCCACACAGTTTGAATTGTTCCTCTGTAATCAATTTCTTTAATACGTTTCATTTGGCCCAATTTTTCTAAAGCTGGGCCAAATGTACGATGTACTCTACGCTGTGTTCCTACACTACTTTCATTACTTGTAATGTATAAACTTGACCCAACAGGTGCCCAATCAATACAAACAGGAATTAAAAATTGTGCTGTTGGATTCTGATGTTCTGTAATAACACTTATAGTTCTTAAGCCCGCTCCGTAAGTACCCAAGATCATGTCTGTGAATACACATGTACGTACGGCAACACGGTATGCATTATCTCCCATCTCAGGAAAACTGTGTGCTCCTACAGAACCTATAGCTTTATTATTGTAGTATAAAATCCACACACACCATTCTCGTTCTTTTGCTAAACTGTCTACTAGCATTTTTTGACTGGAATTGTTTACAAAACCTTTAGATTCAGCCGTGACATAGAATTCTGTTAAGTCCAAGTCAGGTGTCCACCTAACTACTTTATACTGTTTCATTCCATTCCCCCCATGTAATAGGCAACGGTGTATGACTTAATTTAAATTTCATAACAAACTTTTTAAGTACTATATCTGTACTACTAAGTCCAAATCCATATCTTCCCGGGTCTAGTACTTTTAATAATTCATAACAAGACATGTCTTCTACAAATCCTAATCGATTTAGTACCATTTTTAAGAAACCCATACTGTATAAAAAACTTAGATATCTATCTTCTTTTATCTGATTAGCCTCGTGGGGCATACTTGTAGGATATACTTCTGTATATGCATGATTATATTCTAAGTTATACAATTTACTATTATAATCAGGATCATCCGAACTAATCATAAAAAATGGATAAGGGTTAGGACTTTCTATTATTAAATTATCCGTTATCTTTGTTATTTGTTTTAATACGTCTGGAAGATTACTAAACGCAATTATTACATTATTGCAAAACACAACATCAAATTTTCTTTTACACACTTTTAAGAAATTTTCTGCTGAAATACATTGCAAATGAGCATTTGAATATTTTTTTAAATTTTCATTTGGAATAATATTAATATCAATACCTAAATATTCTTTGGCACCGTGTATCATTAAATATTCGCCTAAATAGGCTTTATTACATCCTATATCTAAAAATGTAAGTCCTGATATGCTGTCAGGCGATATCCAACATGAAAATCTTTCAAATGTATTCATAACAGCTTAACTTTCTCTATAAAATCAGCAGGATAATTGGTATTAAAACTAGCCCAGCATAGTTGTTCCATTACTTCAAACGTCTGTGGCTTGTCCCACTCTATCCCTAAACTAGCAATATGCTTTTTCATTTCTTGTTGACGAGTTGAATAAATGTGACTTTCGACATCGGAAATACTAAATTGAGGTTCACGTCTATTGTAGGTGAAAAAATAATTAATACTTTTAAGTTTACCATCAACTACAAAATAGCTACTTGGATGCATGGAATATTTGTATAACCCTAATGACTTGTGGGCACGGATAATTTCTAGCATTTGATCTTGCCAATCTGGTAACACACTATCATAATTGGCCGTATCACAACTGGCTCTTTCCCAAAAATCAGGACCGTCAATTTCTAGATATAATTTACGTTCCTTTAAATCTATATTTTTAATAACTGGAACCAAATGCGGATATGCATTCCGCATCTGAGTTAGATAGTTTACTTCACGTAACCATTTTTCCTCCATCTTTACAGGATCAATAACTTGATTTTGATCTTTGTGATAAGTCTCGTCGTTATAATACCACTGAACAAATGTTTTTTTATCTTCTGAGATCAAGCTGGTATAAATTAGATTATTTCTGCATAATCCAATACCGGGAACATTATTATAATAGTATTCGTATTTCATTTTGTATATGTAATTTATCAATAAATATCTGCTATTATACACAAATCAGACTAATGTTCAAATGCCTTTTATTCAATGTTGCTAGCGGAACCAATCATGTTGGCAACGGGAGAAGCGTAGGCGTATATAGAATAGCACACTATTTAAGAGATCACAACTGGGATGCCGAGGTAATTGATTTTGTCAGTGCATGGTCATTAGATGAATTAAAATTATTAGCAATATCACGTATAGACGCTAATACTAAATTTATAAGTTTTAGTCATATGTTCAGCGTTTGGTCTGATACATTAGAACAATTTGCATTTTGGTTAAAACAAACATACCCTGAGATTCCGTTGCTATCCGGATCGGGTATATCTCCACAATTTAAATCAAAGGTATTAGATTACTATATACAAGGGTTTGGCGAAAAGGCACTTGTTGAATTATTGAAATATCTTTTTAGCAACGGCACACGCCCTCGATTTAGTTTATCTAAAGCAAACAATAAACCGTTACTATCTGCTAACGATCAATACCCATCATTTCCAATGCCCAATTTAAATGTAATATATCAAGATAGAGATTACATACAATCTAACGAATGGTTAGGTATTGAGTTTGCTAGGGGATGTAAATTTGCTTGTGATTTTTGTAATTTTCCAGTACTAGGTGTTAAAGGTGATTACTCTAGAGATGCAGAAGATTTTCGTATGCAAGTGCAAGATGCTTATGATAGATTTGGTGTAACTAACTATCTTGTTTCAGATGAAACATTTAATGATCGCACAGAAAAAATTACTAAGTTTGCAGATGTAGTTGACAAATTAAATTTTTCTCCTTGGTTTACAGGATTCATACGTCCCGACTTAATTATAAGTCGGCTGCACGACAGAGAAGAATTATTACGCATGGGTTTTCTTGGCCATCACTACGGTGTTGAAAGTTTTAATCACAAAGCAGTTAAAAGTGTTGGCAAAGGAATGCATCCTGATAAAATTAAACAAGGGTTGATTGATGTTAAAGCCTACTTTGAAACACACGGCACTAATCGTTATAGAACACTACTAACATTTATACTAGGATTACCAGGAGAAACTGAACAAGATCTAGAAAGTACTACAGACTGGTTGTTAAAAAATTGGCAGGGGCAGGCGTGGACTCCGTTTGTACTAGAAATACCTATAGGAGAACTTAACAGATTATCTAAGATGAGTTTAGATTACAGCAAATACGGATACAAGGAATATACTGGCAAGTATACTGAATTAGAATATACGCAGGCTCGTGTATCCAATGAAATTTTAATTTGGGAAAACAAGGATCTAAATTATTTTAAAGCATACGAGATTTTCTTTAAAATGATTGATGTACGTAACAATACGTCGAGTAACTTTACACTAGCACCTTGGGATTTAGCAATGATTGGTTTGCCAGGTAATGTAACAGAGAGACTAGCTCTACATAATTCGTATCTTAAAAATAAAGAAGTAGATTTAATTAGAGAAAAATTTGTTAACAACTATAAACAGCAAAAACTTAATCTAATTCAATGATAAGATCTTTAGAGCCATTCTCAACAAACCAATCGAACTTATCTCCAACAAATCCCATAATCAATAAATTACAGCGTAAGCTAAACCCTAGATTTGCAGTGCCGTGCGGCATATTTTTCCAATCAAATGTTATTGCTTCACCTGCATTATAATTTTTCCAATACTGATCACCAAAGTACCAAGTTTGGCCAAGATCATACGGAGTTAACGAAATAAATGTTTTTCGTAATCTCAAATGATCCTCAGTTGCCAACTGATCATATCTTTTATGCAAATTGTGTTCTTTGAAATAAACCTCGTTTAAATCTAAATGATATGAACATACTTGGCCTATTCTTTGAAAGGTAACTCTAATAGCATGAACTTCTGTATACCCTAGTTTTTCTGCCATTTGATAAAACGGTTCATATGCTTTATGATTGCATTTAAACTCAGGAATTAATATTAACTCATCATTATAACGTCCTTCGTATATATCAGTCAGCCAATTTATAGATATTCTATTAGTGCCGGCAAGTTTATACATGTCTGCCTCTGCGGCTTTATAACCTCCCGACATAGCTTCCAAAGGAGTAGCTACCTCAATAAAGTTTTCATAACAATCTTCCGCTGCCTTTTCTATTCCAGCTGCCCAATCACCTTTAAAAGTACACAACGGATTATAGATATCTGATTCTAAAACATCTGTTGGTTTAAAATGATAGGTCGAAATCTTTTTATGATCCTCCCACCAAGGATATTGCTGAAATACTGATAGATCGATTGACATAATTAATCTCCTACCAATATTTAGCGAACAAAAAATTCCCCATGACGAATTTGACTATAAATATTGCCATGGAAACCATTAATATTTTTGATTATAACGTATGTCGCTTTAAGTGCCATGATGAAACCTTGTACAGAACAGAAAAATTAATAGCCGGCATAGACAACTTATTCAATAACTCTGATTTAGACGACGACCTTAATAATCAAATGAAACACGGTATTAGTACATTTGGGATTGAAAAATATAAATTATTAGAAATAGATGGCATCGACTTATTAATAAAATGGATAACATCAAAGATACTCGAATCTCGCAGTTTTTTTGGTTACAAAGATGCAATTGATGTAGACATATCACAAGCATTTACAAATAAAATGTGGCCAGGAGCTACGGGCAAAGTACACAATCATACACCAACTCGGCACGGTGTTATCGTATTCTATTTTCAACAGCCTGAAAATGGAAGTGATTTGGTACTAGTTAAAGATAGCTCTATAGGAGTAGACTTGGAAAATATTGCCGAGAAAGATAAACACTATTTAAATGTTAGACAAGGTGATTTAATAATTCACGAAACCTCGGCATGGCACGGAGTATCTTTACATAAAGGAACTTCTCCAAGAATCGTCTTTATCTTAGAATATAAGTACGTAGTATGAAAGGTATAATTTTCGGCGTTGAAGATACATCTGCACCTAAGCGGCAAGGTGGCGCACATAGGATTGCTACATTTTTAAGAGAACATGACTGGGATATAGAAGTTATTGATTTTACCTTATGGTGGTCGCTTGACGAATTAAAAGCATTGGCCAAGTCAAGATTTGATAAGGATACAAAATGGATAGGGGTCAGTTCTTTATTTACAGATACCAAGTTAGGCACATTCGGAGAGTTTTTAGTTTGGGTTAAAATTACTTACCCTGACATCAAAACAATTTTTGGTAGCCAGGTTAAACTGCCTAAGCAGTATAGTTTTATTGATTATAATATAAATGGTTTTGGAGAACACGCATTGTTAGTGCTGTTGAAATATCTGTTCAGTAACGGCGATTCACCTAAATTTAGTATGTTTTTAAATTCTGGAAGAAACATACCAGCTAATGAATACTACCCATCGTATCCTATGAAAAGTCTAATGATAAAATATGAAGATCGAGACTTTATTCAATCGTACGAGTGGCTCTCTGTTGAGTTTGCAAGGGGCTGCAAATTTAGTTGTGACTTTTGTAATTTTCCAGTTATTGGAGTTAAGGGAGATTATACTAGAGATGCAGATGATTTTCGACTGCACATGATGGATGCATATGACAGATTTGGTGTACAATATTACGCAGTGTCTGACGAAACATTTAACGACAGAACAGCAAAGATTACTAAGTTTGCAGATGTAGTTGAAACATTACCGTTTGCTCCTTTTTTTACTGGATTTATTAGGGCTGATTTATTGATTAGTAGAAAAAATGAAAAAGAAGAATTATTACGCATGGGTTTTCTTGGACAATTTTACGGTGTAGAAACTTTTAACCATGAAACTGGAAAATCTATTGGTAAAGGAATGCATCCTGATAAAATTAAGCAAGGACTAATTGATATAAAGAATTATTTTAAATCACATGGTAATAATTATTATAGAGGATACATAAGTTTAATTGCAGGGTTACCGCACGAAACAATGGAAAGTTTGGATGTAACAAAGCAATGGTTATTAGATAACTGGAAAGGTGAATCATTCAGCGTGTTCGCATTAGAAATACCAATATCAGAATATGACTACCCATCAAGTATTTCTATGAATTATAAAAAATACGGTTATAAAGATGCCAGTGGTGATGCTGATGTGCAAAATTTAAAAGATGATTATAATCGTTATAATATAATCACTGACGTATTACTATGGAAGAACGAACACATGTCTGTTAGAGATGCAGCAAGGATAGCTAAGGATATTGAATGGATACGTGACAATCCTGCTTCTTCTTATAATGCCAAAGTTCCTAATTTTAGTTTGGTGGATCTTGGACTTCCTGATAACTTAGAAGATAGACTATCAGTGGATTTTCAGTACATATTTTCGTCGAATACAATTAGAACAAATACGTTAAACACAAGAATAAAAGACTACATTCAAAAAAAGTTGGGACTGTAAATGTTTAAATGCTTTTTACTTAATGCAGATAACGGATCTTTGATAAAAAGAGGATTGGGTGCGTATAGAATTGCCACCTTCTTAAGAGATAACGAGTGGGACGTTGAAGTGATCGAGTTTGCAGTTCAGTGGTCTCTTGAAGAATTGCAATCATTAGCCCAACAGAGAATAGACTCAAACTTTAAATTTATAGGAATAAGTGCATTATTTTTAAATACAAAAGTTCCAGTGTTAGAATTATTCTTAGATTGGGTGAAAAAAGAGTATCCTTATATAAAAATTATCATAGGCGGCCCTGAACGTTATCGATTTAATAACTCAAACATAGATTACAACCTTAATGGGTATGGAGAAAATGCACTATTAATGTTATTAAAATATCTTTTTAGCAACGGGCCGAATCCCAAATTTAGTATGCACATGAACTCAGGCAGGAATATACCGGCAAATGAATATTATCCATCATATCCTATGAAAAGTTTAATGATTAAATATGAAGATCGAGATTTTATCAATTCGGATGAATGGTTAGGTGTTGAGTTTGCACGTGGTTGTAAATTCTCATGCGATTTTTGCAATTTCCCTGTAATTGGAGTTAAAGGCGATTATACCAGAGATGCAGAAGATTTTCGTGTACAAATGATGGATGCATATGATAGATTTGGTGTAACTAATTATTATTGCTCAGACGAAACGTTCAATGATAGAACAGCAAAAATTACTAAGTTTGCAGATGTAGTTGAAACATTACCATTTGCTCCTTATTTTACTGGATTTATTAGAGCTGACCTTTTAGTAAGCAGGCCACGCGATAAAGAAGAATTATTACGCATGGGGTTCCTTGGCCAATTTTATGGGATAGAAACATTCTATCATGAAACTGGAAAAGCAATCGGCAAAGGCATGAACCCTGATAGGTTAAAACAAGGGTTAGTTGATGTCAGGAATTTTTTTGAAAAGAAAGTAGGAATAAAGTATCGAGGCTCCGTATCGTTAATTGCAGGATTGCCACATGAACCTAAAGAAAGTTTGTATACAACAATGCAGTGGTTATTAAATCACTGGCAAGGACATGCCTTTAGTATGTACCCATTAGAAATACCAATATCTGAATTTTATTATTCTTCAAAAATTTCTATGGATTATAAAAAATACGGTTATATCGATGCTAGTGAAGATCCGGATATTGTTAAACATATTGTAGGAAGACAGGCTATGGATTTTAAAGACATATTGCTTTGGAAAAATGAGCATATGTCAATTAAAGAAGCAGAAGAAATATCCAAGGAAGCAGAGTCTTTAAAAGCAATACATGATTTTAGACAAAACAGTTTTGGCTTACTAAGGACCGGAGTGGGAAGTTTGGAAGAAAGACTATTATCATTTGAAAGAGATAGGGCGCCGCCGCCGACTCTTTTCATTGAGAATTACATTAGTAAAAAGTTGGGTTTATAATGCAACACTTAACAAATACACTGTCCGTCTGTGAACACTGTTACAGACACATACCTGTTGTCAAGTTTGAACGTGACGGTGCAATATGGTTGAAGAAAACTTGTAAATTCCATGGTGAGAGCGAACACTTAGTAGACCCAGATGCACAGTTTTATTTAAATTATAACTATATTAGAAGACCATTGGCTAGTTATATGTTAGACATCACCAATAGATGCAATTTAACTTGTCCAAACTGTCATCAAGAACCTGACAATCAATCTAAAGATAGACCAATTGATTATTACGCTATGATTGTGCAAAGTTGGCCTGACGATGGTTATCCTGTGGCCTTATGTGGAGCAGAACCAACTGTCCGTAAAGATTTGCCAGAATTCATCAAAACTTTAAATGCACTACCTGGCAAACATAGAAATATAATTGTATTAACCAATGCAGTTAATTTAGCTAAAAAAGATTATGCAAAACAGTTTGCTAAATTTGACAATGTATCATGGACAGTCGGACTCAACCATCCCGATTATCAAGGACATACAGTACGTTCAAAGCAAATCAAAGGCATTGAGAATCTTGTTGCATTAGGAATGCCTATTAAGAACATTAGTTATACCCTTGAAGTCCTTGATCAGATGGAATACTGTTTAGAAGAGATACAACAATTTGCTGGAACATATTGCAAGGCATTTAGGGTCCGCACTGGCGTAGATATTGGTCGTTATCCTGGAGGTCCAAAAGTTTATATGAGTGACTTAGTAAAAGAAATGCAACGTATTGCAGATAAAAATAGCTGGCCGGTTGTTAAGATACTTGATGAAGGAAATCGTGCTCACTATGCAGTGTCTGTTAATGGAGTTCCTATTAAAATTATACAATGGCCCGATGCAACTACATTGGATTTAAAAGAAATACAAACAGAAGCAATAGGTGATTTTGTTCCAGGCAAACCTCGTAGCCCATTGATACATCAAATCATATTGCGGGATGCGACTGTTAATAACAACATGCCGCTGTATGATACTATCCCACAGGAGTACATAGACAATTATGGCAATTAAAGGCATAAACAACATTCCCTATTTTGATATGGAACAATATCTAGATATGGCGGAGTTTGAAAAACTACAGCCAGAAATAATTCGAGGATTTGCCGACGCAAGAGAATTTGCCAAGGAAGGCACTTGGATGACACCTGGCTTTACATTTAAGGATGCTAGCTATCAACCTCACTGGAAACCTATCTATAAAGCAATAGAAGAATTTTTAGCGTTACCAGATAGTGATCCTATTAAACAAGGCGGTATAGACTTGTATAGAGATTTTAAAGATTTTCGTGTACGTAATAAATTTACACGATATATCAAAATGGCCATGGGTGCATACGATCCTTACATCTATTATTTCTTATGGGAAGACGGTAGTTGGGACGATAGAACTGCACCACGCAAGTTAACACCAGAGGCAACCCATTTCCCCAAGACTGTTAAATGGGTTGAAAGTCTAGTAGGTACGATTTTTGAAGACATAGGCCGCGTTATATTTTTCCACTGCGAAGCAGATGGTATCCCATTTGAGCACCGTGACTTAGATGCTAAGAATGGTATTGACGTTGTTAAGCCTCATCGAAATGAATTTATACATATTAGACCTAATACTAAAAAAGCATTCTACGTATGGGATCCAGAAAAGAAAAACAAAGTATACTTAAACACCCGGGCTGCTTGGTGGAACGATGTTGACTGGCACGGCGGCGAACAGATTATGGAACAGAGTTATGGATTACGTATTGATGGTAAATTCACAGAAGAATTTCGCAAGATGTTAGGGATTAGTCATTTAGAGAATTATTAATGAGTTATTATAATTTAGAATCTTTAATTGATCATTTTAAGTTTAACGATCTGCAAGAAGAAATACATATTGGTCTTGTAGAAACTCTACCTATGGCTGTGTGCGGTGATTACCAAAATACAATTATAGATTACTCACCCGCAAATATTCCACCGGGGTTTAGAACATTAAAACAAGCATACGATGATTTTTTAAAGTTATCTGATGAAGATCCTATTAAACAAACAGGTCTAGTATTACAGCAAGAAAATTCTAGTTACTTCTCAGCTTATTTAAAAATAGCTCTACAAGCATATGATCCGTTTTATTATCATACTCTATGGAAAGACGGAGTAGAGGTAGAACAAACAATGCAGTATTTTCCACAAACAAAACAATGGATCTTAGATTCATGCATGCCGTTGTTTGAGCATTTAAATTCTATCACATTTATAGTTTGTGAAGCTAATGGACTTGGATGGGAACAACAGTCGCAACAACAATATAAAGACTTTTTGTATATAAGATCCTGTTTAGAAAAACCAATGTACGTTTGGAGCAACAACACTAAAATTTATATTGATTCAAAAGTTGCATTCTGGAATCAAGATAGATGTATAGGGCATGAAAAAATTACAAAACAAACTTATGCACTACGTATAGGTGGCACTTTTAAATCACAGATTAAGGAACAGTATGTTTAAAATTCTATGTACTGGAAATCCTAATAAAAATACAATTGCTAAGGCTGTTAAAATAGTGTTCCCTGATGCTGATTTTGTTCACCTTTCAGCAGGATATAATTTTACTGAGATCGCCGGGCTTAATAAATTTAAAGAAAAGATTAAAGATTACAATGTGTTTATTAATGCATCGCATATAGGCAACGATATACAACTTAACTTATTAAAAATAACCAGAGAAATATGGGAAAGCGGCCATGTGTTTAATATAGGTAGCGTAATAGAATATGATTTTTTTAACTGGGTATCTCCTGACCGAGCAGAAAATAAAAAAAGATTAAAAACATTAAGTTTAGAACTATGTAGTGAGAAATTTAAAACCACACATATGATAGTTGGAGCATCTAAAGATCAAAAACCTAATGCAGCCTTTAAGATGGATCCTATACATATTGCAAATGCAATTAAATGGATTGTAGAAGCAACTGAATTCCATGTTCCTGTTATTGGAATTGAAAACGATTACTGGAATAAAGGGCAACTCGGTGAGCACGGTGATTGGCAAGAAGGGAAGAATCGAGGTCTTAAGGAATTTGCAAATGCAACTAAATCGATTTGATAAGCACTTTGTCGACATGAGTAGTTTTGTAAACTATGAAGATTTCAAAAAAATAGAACCGGAAGTTATGGCAGGCATCGCAAAGTGCAAATTTACAAATGCCATCGAAGGAGGTTGGGGAATTTATAATCCTAAAAAAACTATACAGCCCCGATTCCATAAAAGTATAACTGAAGCGTACACTGAATTTAAAAATGATCTCGCAGTTCCGATTAGTCCAGTAAACGGATGGGATTCTAACAAAGGTACAAGCCTTGAATCTAAAAATAAAATGACAAGGTATCTTAAATCTAAATATGGTGCTGTTGACAGTTACTGGTCATTACAGATAGAAGAAAACTTAGATTATACAGACGTGCCTGCTGATATCCTAGACTGGGAAAGAAAGCTAATGTCGTATTTTCCTAAAACTAAAACATGGATAAATTCTTTGGTAGGCCCTGTTTTTAAATACATAACGGCTGCTAATATATTGTATATAGAAAATAATGGCATACCCTATGAACATCATGACGGTAACGAGGAAAGAGCATTTGACGGAGTTACAAGCGTATACGAGTTCATTCACTTTCGTAATCCAAGAAGAGGATTTTATATTCTAGATGAATTAACTAATGATAAAATACATGCAGAGTCTTGGGCAGTTCTTTGGGATGCGAGAAACTATCATAGTAGCACACAAAGCATATATCCAGACTGGTCTCTTAGAGTTGATGGTGAGTTTACTGATGCTGTAAGGAATAGTTTATCAAAATGAAATATATTGGCAATTATCAAGAATGGATTAAAACAGAATGGGTTAATTATTTGTTAAAGAATGACGGAACGTTACGTCCTAAGACGGCAAGCGAGAATCCAGACACAGAAGAATTTAGACTTGCTACTACTGTAGGATATGATTTGACCCAAACCTGGTGGCACCATTATTGTAATACTAGTTGTACATTAGATGTTGTACCTCCATTTACAAACAACAAAGCATATATGTGGTGGTTTATTAAATTAATGCCTGGCGGCATGATGCCTATGCATAGAGATCCTCATGTATTAGATAGTGACAAGAAAGACATTATAAGATATTGGATGCCGCTACAAGATTACATTCCTGGGCATGTGTTTGTGTATAATAATATTTTTATGACAGACTATAAAGCCGGCGACTTGTGGTCGTACACTGACGAAAACGAAATACACGGTGCATGTAATATAGGATACAGTCCACGCTTAACGTTTCAATTTACAACGTATGATACACATACTTAATATCACATATGATGTGACCGATGCTTTGAAGTATTTTGATATACTTCAAAAAGATTTCCAAAAGCAACGTTGGGGTTATAGAGAACACCATTGCGATCCTCGAGGAATTGGTAGCAACAATCGTATGGAGAATGTACAAGGCTGGGGCTTGCAAACAATATATGCAGATCTAGAGTTTCCGTATCATGGAGATATAGATCCGCACGATGAAGGGCCAGCATATTTTAAAGATACACCGTTAGTATTTGGATTTTTTAAACAGATTAAAGACAAATTTGTAAATCCTTATAGATCATTTTTAATGACATTTCCACCAAAGCATTATATAGGCAAATGGTTACCTGGTGGGCCTGCACATGGCAAAGTATTCATTCCTATTGTTACAAATGAACAAGCAACTATTGTAGATTTAACAACCAATCAAACAGTCAAACTTGAGATTGGAAAAATTTATATGTTTGATATGACTACTAGCTACGGTGAATTTAAAAACGAAGGCGATACCGCTATTACGTTTATTACATTCAATGTTCCAGCCGATACGTTTAAAGACTTACTAAGTACAATATGAATTATATTGGAAACTACAAAGACTGGATCACAGATTCATTGATGACTCACTTACAAACACACAACGGTGATACCAGGCCTGTTTGGCAACCTGAACGTTGGCAAGGGCACCCTTTATTAGATACTTTTAGAGAACTATGCCGAACAGGGTACGCACATAAAAATCACGACTTTCAGCAGTTTAATGCCAACTCAACTGATATGCGAAATTTTCCCGTAGTGTTGCCAGATCTACCAGAAAAACGAAAAAAATGTCATTGGTGGTTTATAAAGTTGCTACCTGGACAAATGCAGGCTATGCATATAGATCCACATTTAGTAGAAGTAAAAAATCCAGTACGTTATACTATTTTTTTAGAAGACTATCACCCCGGTCATATATTTGTATGGGATGATAAAATTGCTTCTAATTATAAAGCAGGAGATATGTTTGAGTGGAGTGACCCGATGATTGTACACGGGTGTGTTAATATAAGTTTTAAGACTCGATATACTTTACAAATTACCCTGCACGATTAATTTGTTCTTCTATTTTAATAAATGGGGAACTATTACTGCACAATATAGTGCAAGGAGCAGATGAATGCGATTTCCATTTATTATGCATAAGCTCTTGCCAGACTGGTTGCTTCATAATATTTTTAATACTATGTATTCTTGTATCTAATACATCAAACCCACCAAACTCATCAATCAAACTATACACTTCGAGTTGAACCTCTTTAGCAATATCAATAATCGAAGTATTGTCTACTACTCCGTATTGTTCATATAATTCTCTATCATAGTTTGCATATATGAATGATGCAATTAAACAACATGGAAACATCCGTCTGTGTGCATCTATATAAAGTTCTTTAGATTCATATGTGAAACAACTAATATCGTCAGTCCAATTTTTATAATCTTTTAGATCAACAAAGTTTACTGATTTAATATTACTTTTAGAAGGCTGATCAATAAAGTACGATATCTTTCCGGTATTATCCAACACTGGAAATGATTTGCCAAATCGCTTGCTATCTTTAGTATTAAAAGATCTAAATCCTAATGTACGAGCAACATTACGTGCAATATCTATTTGGTGTTCATTGTGTCTAAATTTAATAAACATCCAATGTGCATTGCCACCTGCTTCTATAAATGCACTAGCATTACGTAAGATAATATCATAGCTTGTGCCAATACGATATAATGCGTGAGTGTCGGTAAGTCCGTCTAATGCAAACTCCACAGTGTGATTAGCAGGCAGTGCGTGTGCCAAAGATTTCCACCATTCTACATTCCTAGCACTGCCGTTTGTATAAATGTAAACACTAACAGTGCTTTTGTCTTTAAGATGTTGACACATCGCGACTAGATTATTATTAATAATAGGGTCACCAAAGTCTCCGCAGAATATTATTTTCTTAATTTGTGCAAGAACTTCTAAATTAAAAATTTCTTTAAACTCTTCTAACGTCCAATCAGTTAATACTAACGAAGGATTATCTATACCTCCGTGAATGTTACGGAGGCACATAGGGCAACTAGCTTGACAGCGGTTAGTAATCTCTACCTGTACTTGTTCTAATTGTTCAAAGCTAAACATTAGTAACCTATTATATGAAACATAAACTTAGGCGTAAGCCCAGCATTAATACCAGCATGCCACTCTTTATAGTTGTTCCATTTAAAAATTGCACCGCGGGGAGCATTGTACAAATAGTCGTTGCCTAATATGAAAATATGTCCCATTGCTGGCAAATCCATCATGATGCTATACCGTTTAATATTACCTTTTTTAAGATATTCTTTTTCGTTGTCATCGACATCCCAATGCCACGGTGCATAGTAGCCAGGATCGACTTGACTAATCCACGCCCGATTCACACCATCTAATCTCAAATAGAAAGCTACATCATCCACTAGCTCTTGCGTAAAATGTTTATCTGGATAATAGTTAGTCCATTTGATAGAGTTAGGATTAAAATTAGCATCTTGCCACATTTTGTGAATCTCAGAGTATCCGCTAGTATCAAAATCCCATCTACTAGGATCAGTTGTTACTGGTTCGCCATCTTTTAAATTAGCAACTATGATTGATAAATCATGTCTGTAGTAATAACCTAAAAACGCCGAGCTATTAAGATTTAACAATCGTTTATCAAAAACAGATTCTTCTATCATTCTAAATATCCAAATGCCCACTCACGTTCACCACACCACCAACATTTGCCACAATGCGATTCAGGATGCTTATCATCTTCACAGCTACGTGTTACAGGAAATAACTCTTTTTCTACACCCAATGCTTTATATAATTTTGCAATAGATCGCTTGTCGTGATTAATTAGTGGAGAATAAGCTCTATCATCCATGGTAATTTTATCCACAGGTTTACCGTCTATGCTTAGTGGAGGTTGTGCAAAGTTAGTGCCGGGTGGAAGTTTAATTTCAAATCCAAATTCAGGAAATACACGGTCATGCTTTCGAGTCTGTACATGCCACTCAGGCAGTTTTTCTTCCCAGCCGGCATATACTTCATCTGGCGGAAACTTTGTTAGTCCTGTATATACAATATCAACTTGTTTACTATCTAAAGAATCTTTATATATCTTAAACATCAACTCAGGCGGCGGCTTTGGAACATAAAACTTATGAATAAAATAATTTGTCTTACCTGTAAGTTCTGCACATTTACTAACAACTTTATCAAATGCTGGCTCGAGAGTTGTTTTTCTATAATCGGCAATAAGATTATAAATGTGTAAATCGTGATCCAAGTTTTTCATCAACCAGTACAAAATAATAGCACTGTCTGCACCACAGCTTACGCTTATACCAACAGGTCCATTTTTATACAGCCCCATTTTAATTCCGTCTATATCAGTGTATTCTAAATTCATATTAATCTCTTATAAAATTCTGGAAAAGGATTATCATCTCCCCATGTAGCATTAAGCTGGTGTGTCATAGTAATTTCAAAGAATTTTTTAAAATCTACACGATCACCCACTGTGGATAAATTAAATCTATCATTAGAGTCGACTCCGATCATCCCTTCTAACTGTTTTCGAAGAATATATCTTTCTTCTATACCTACACAAGAATAAAAATCAAATGTTTTAATAATTCCATCTTTAAGAAAAAAACAATGCGGATATAATGCTAATTTGTAGTATCCCACATTTAGTGTATCTTTAATAATATTAAATATTTGCTCTTTCCAATTAGGACATTCTTTATTTAAATTGCGACCTGGAGTAAGCAATATATGATTGAGCGTTTCTTTATTAAACTCTATATATATCTTGTTACCGTCTATCGATAATAATCTAGGAGCCCAGTGAAATTTTTGCATTTCTTTTAGATGATCAATTTCTCTTTTAAAGAAGTACTCAACTAAATCTTGTGTTAGATTTTTATTTTCTGATTGATAAGAATGCGTAGAATCCCATATCATACATAATACATCTCCAGTTATATTTGTCATGGGTGTATAAAGCATATTAGTTGGAGCATTACGTCCGTCAATATAATTTAGTTTGTAAAGGTAGTTCCAATTATCCATATGTTACCTTAAAATCTGTATTAACAAGTTTTTTAAATTCGTCAAGTAGTTCACGTTCTAATTTAAACGATAGTGTAAATGTATTATGTACAAAGTCGGCTAGTTTACGTTGCTGATTTACACGGTTTAAGAACGGACTAAAAATCTTGTCAAACTTGTATCTAAAATCGTGTTGTTCATATGCAGGCTCCATAGCAATGCTAACTAAGTTTATAGTCTGTTGGCTTTTAAATAACAGCTCACGCACTACTAATTGTAAACGTGGAATAGATCCATAATTTGTCGCAGCATGTATACGACTAGCATCCATGTATGTCCAATAATTATCTCTGATACATTCGTGCATAACCTTATTATCCAAGTCAATCAAATATGATTGCTCGCCTGTTAAATTTAAATGCCAACGATTGTCTATATCGGCATGTGCCATATAACTGTCACCTGGGTTTAATTTAATAATACGTGCTTGTCCTATAGAGTAAGGTAATGTATCTAATACTTGTTGCCAAATTGTATCTTTGTACAAGTCTTTGATTTTCCAATTGTCGTAAAAAAAGTTGCCGGTTGGTTCGTTGAGAACAGTACCTTCACCTGTAACTGGATGCTCCTTGAGTGCTTGTTCAACTAGTCCTTTTGGACATTGCCAACGTTGTTTTTTAATCATAATAAATGTGCTAATTCTGGAAATGTTATTTTAAAATCAGTTTTACGATGTGCATCTGTTTTAATAATATATTCTTTAAAGTCTGGCAATAAGTTAGTATGGTCTTCAGCATCCATCCAATCTAGTATGCCTTCCCAACGTTTCCATCCGTAGGGGTTTTCTTTCCAGAATGAGGAATCTTGTGTATAGTTATTATAAAGCCATTGCTTTAATTCTTCAAACAACTCACGCACCTCCAGTTTATCTTCCTTGGGTAGCACACGTAAACTTAACCATGTTGGTATCCACAATAGGTGTACTCCTATTAAGCCTCCTCCCATTACTTGCCCGGCAGCATTAGTATCAAAATTTACTTTCTTAAAGTTCATTCGAACTTTCCATTTGATAAATTCTGGAACATGCTTGATATTTAAAATTTGCACAGCCATAGCAATATTAGTTTGTATGTTATCGGGGGCGTTATCTAATTTAATTAAATTGTTTTCAACAATTTTCCAATCTAATGGATATCGTATGTATTCACCTCGTGCTCCAATTCCATCAAGACTAACTCCTACTTTAACTTTTTTAAACTGTTTCCAAATTTCAATGATGCTATCTGAAATTAAGATACCATTAGTATTGTATCTTAGACTTATCTGGCTTGCATATCCTCTTTTAATAATTTCTTCAAGAAATACTCTGTGCTCTTTAATTAATAAAGGTTCGCCGCCAGCAAAGTATAGCTGTTTTATGTTAGGAATTTGATCATATATTTCTTTCCAGAATTCTGTATTCTCGTGCCACTTGTTATTAAAGTCCTTAGCTTCCCAACTCATTTGTTTACGTATTAATTTACTTTCTAATAAGGGAAATATTTTTTTATGATCGTTGACCCATAGGCTACTATCGTGAGGACTACACATAATACATTTTAAATTGCAAGTATGGCCAAGTCGAAGATCCAAATATTGTAGTTTATAAGGAACGCTTCCATCTACTTCTGTTTCTTTTATTAGTTCTTTGATATCAATTTTTTCTTGTAAATGCCACGTGCCAGTTTCCCAAATACGCTTGCTAGCAATTCCTTCTTGTTCTTCTTTAAAACATTTAGTACAACTTGCTGGAACGTTGCCTTCTAGCATAGTTTTACGTACACTTTTCATGTAGTCATTATTGAATGCTTCGGTGGGCAGATTGTGAGCAAAGTTGGCGGCTTTGCCGTTTTCCATTTTCACCAGTCCAACACTATAGTCTCCTGTGTCAGCACCGCTTGCATTTGCCACACAACATAAACGCATATCACCGTTTGGTCTTGTTGCCAAATGTATCCATGGTAATACACAAAAACTAGGAGTTCCTGCTATTTCCTTAATCTGGGATTGCCATTTTCCAACTTGAGTATTCTCAGGTTGCATCCAGAAGATTGTATTTGTATTGTCCATGAAATATTTATGTGCTACATTTACTAGGTAAATATTTCATGGATAAACTTACTGTAGCTTCTTCTTACTCAGCCAACTATTTAGAAATAGATCGGCCAAGCCCTTTAGTAGACAATAACATAGAACAGTTGATTCAAGATGTATTGTCTGGTAAGTTAGATCGAGATATTACTGATAAAGTATATAGTAATTTTAAAAGTGAAATGGTTAACTGGATAGTCAGTAGTAAGCTAAACACTTTGGATGGAATTAGTAGTTTTTCTAGGATAGACATTATCAATGGGTGTACCCAATTTATTGATAATTTATATATGCAAGGGCCAGTGCAAACATTGCAGGGCGATTACAAGTATCATCATAGATTAGGAAATTGGGGTAGAAAAGCAGGAGAACTATCAGCTAATATTCCGTTAATTATTGCTATGCCGTTTCCTAGTATTGGAGCTGTACATACTCATATGATTGATATCTTAGAAGAGTGTTTGGATAAAAATATACCCATACACATTGACGGTGCATGGATAACATGTTGTAGAGATATTACATTTGATTTTAGTCATCCTGCTATTAGTAGTGTTGGAATAAGTTTAAGCAAAGGATTAGGGTTAGGTTGGAACAGAATTGGCTTACGTTGGACTAGACAAGTTAACCCGGATAGTGTTACAATAATGAATGATTTTCGTATGAACAATCGTGCATTAGTTATGATTGGATTGCACTTTATCCGCAATCTACCAGTAGACTATTTGTGGAACAAACATAGTTTTAATTATTATAAAGTGTGTAACGATTTTGAATTAACTTCAACCAACAGTATATACCTGGCATTGCGAAAGGGACAGCCTGTTGGTGTTAGTCCATTAATAAGGTATTTGGAAAATGCTAGTAGATGATTTAGAAATTCCATTTGATATTACTTGGCAAAGTATTGCAATAAGTGTAAGTGGCGGTGCCGACTCTGCATTATTAGCATACTTAATATGTTATAAGGCAACACCGGGTACAATTATAAATATTATAAGTCATACTCGAATGTGGAAAACACGCCCATGGCAAAGCGACAATAGTTTAACTGTTTACAATTACTTAGCGAATGAATTCCCTGCACTTGCATTTAAACGACATACTAATTTTATTGCTCCTGAATTAGAGTATGGGGCCGCTGGCCCTACTGTATACGACGAGTATGGGAAATTTGTTAGCGGTGATAATATTCAACAACGTGCATTTGCAGAATACATATGTTTCAATGAAGATATAGATGCTTACTATAATGCCGTTACAAGAAACCCTAAGGGAATTAATTTAGGCGGGATGAAAGAACGAGATATTGACCCTAGCGAATATAATAAACATTTGTCAGAAATGATTCACATGGGACGCCGTGTATTTCATCCGTTTCGCTTTATTGACAAGGCGTGGATCATCAAACAATATTATCGATTGAACCTAACATCATTATTATCCATAACCCGTAGTTGCGAAGGGGAATTTGAAAATATAAACTATACAAATTACATTCACGGGCAATTTGTTCCTACTTGCGGCAAATGTTTTTGGTGTAAAGAAAGAGAGTGGGCCATTGAAGAATCTAAGTAAAACATTTTGTATGCATCCTTTTACAGGATTGGCTACTAGAGAAGACGGTGCCATTTGTGCTTGCTGCCGTAGCCATCCTGTTGGATTCATTGATAAAGAATCGTTAGAAAATATTTGGAACAACGATACAATGCAACGTATTCGTCGACAAGTATTAAACAGTGAACGTCCGGCGGAATGTGAACCTTGTTTTAGCTTAGAAGATCAGGGCGTTGAAAGTTTACGTATGCGACACATTGCCGGTAAGATTCCAGAAGCAAGAGTTAACCTGTATCCTAACACACCGTTATTAGAAGTTATGCCGTTTGAGATTCCTACTATGGAACTTAAACTAAACAATTTATGTAACTTAAAGTGCCGTATGTGTCATCCAATGGATAGTACAAGTTGGAATGACTGGAGTAAAGTCAAAGACTTTTACAAAGCAGAAGGCAACATTATGTATGCTATTGTAGAAGAACATAATTTAGAACGTAAACCATTTCTAGATAAATTTCAGGATAGTAAAGAATGGTGGACTAGTTTAGAAAAACTGTTGCCCTACTTTCGTCGTGTAGAGTTTGCTGGCGGCGAGCCTTTAATGGATCCGCAACATTATCGCATACTAGATATGCTTGCTCTGTACGGACATCAAATAGAAATTAAGTATGCTACTAATTTGACTATGTTGGGTAAAGGTAATCGCACAGTTTGGGAGTACTGGCCTAAGTTTAAATCAGTAGCTGTGAATGTAAGTATAGATGGCATTGGTCCAAGTTACGAATACATACGTGGCAATGCAAGCTGGGATGAGTTAATAAACAACATTAAACAAATACAAGCAATACCTAACATTAGTCGCATAGTGGGTGCTGTTACTGTGCAAGTTAGTAATGCATTAGTATTAGATAAAATAATTGAATATTTTTTGAACGATCTAGGCATTATATTTCACACACATCGCGTAGAATATCCTAAGCTATTATCAGCACAAGTATTGCCTCGACCGTTGCAAATGTTAGCTATTGAAAGATTGATTAATATACAAGAAAGAATTAGAGATTTCAAACTAGTTAAACAGCATCCTCGGTTACTAGATTACACACTAGGACAGATACAAGATAATATCAATTATCTAATGGCTCGAGATCAAAGCGATAAATGGAAAGAATGTATAGAATTTAATCGTAAATTAGATGCCACTCGTGCCCAAAGTTTTTTTGATGTTACTCCGGAGTTTTCTAGTTATGAATAATCCTATAAAAGAAATATTTTATAATTCGGACGGATTTAATACAGCTGAAATTATAGTAGAAGCAAAACAAGGAAGATTGTCTTTATTTTATCAGCTAAATGATAATCCTGTACAGCACACATGGCAACAACTACATAAAGATTCTACTAAATTTACTATGGGTATTACACACGGCAAGAGTTTGGAAGAGTTGCTTACAGAACTAAACAGTTTACTCATAACAACAAATAGACCTACATTATCATTACCTGTATCACAAGATCAATTAAACAAATTGCATAACAGTTTTGTAGAACGTGTTAAAAACGAATCGTCTGCCGACGAATTGCAAATTAATTTGCTAATACACGCAATAGAATCTAAGAACAATTTTTTAACCGAATACGATTCTAGCACAAGATTTTATAAAAACCCTAACAATATTAGAATTCCAATTAAAGAAGAATATAAACTTTGGCTAATGAATGACAACAAATGGGGACACTTGTTACTGGGGTTTGGTACATTAGGAAAATCTTGGAATGAGATTGCCAAAACTGATGATAATTTAGATGACTTAAATCTTCAAACTACTATTAGTTCAGAAACAATTATGATGTTTAATGCAGATCATCCTTGTTTAAAAACTCCCGAGAAACGTTTATACAAATGGGCAAATAATTCTAAACATTTTGTTCCTCTAAATGATTTAAATCAATTATCTTTAGGATTATATTTCCTAGGTGAAATCATTATAACCAATACCTTTTTAGATTTTCACCCAAACGCTAGCGACTGGTACGTACCTAACCATATGTGTAAGCTATCTTGGAATCGGGATGTATTAGGGCATAATACACTAGTCAAACAAATTAAATTTTTTAACAGCGATATGTATTACGATTCTTTAATCAAACATGCTAACTTAAATTCTATATGCATAATGTAACAAGTCGATGGCCACATCAAAATAGTATTAAGATAGAATGGAACATAGGCAAGCGATGTAACTATGATTGCAGTTATTGCCCTGCTAGTATACACGACAGCACTAGCAAACATACAGATATCGAAGTACTTAAAGCAACCGTGGACAAACTAATGACATTGGGCAAACCTATACGTCTTAGTTTTACAGGAGGAGAGCCATGTGTGCATCCTAAGTTCTTAGAGTTAGTAAAATACTGTAAACATGTTGGGATTAGTTGGATTAGTGTGACTACCAACGGCACATTACCTTATGAATTTTATTCAGCGTTAGAAGCAGATCAAATTGTCTTTAGTATACATTTAGAATTTGATTGGAAACGAGTTTTCAATACAGTAGAAAGTATTGTAGATTTAACAAACAAAAAAGTTATTGCACAGATTATGGCACATCATGATCATATGGATGCTGTATTTCAGTTGCGGTCCAAATGTTTATTGGCTACGATTCCGAGTACTGTTAGAAGAATACGTTGGACAGAAGGCGATCACGATTTGTTTGATGATATGAGATATAATCTAAATGACTTAGAATGGATTAAAGAACAAGAATCTACAGTTCAAGGTAATTGTGTTATAGACAACACAAAAATTATGCATGCCAATGATATTATAAAATTACACCTAAACAAATACAAAGATTGGGCGTGCAATGCAGGTATAGAAAGCCTAATGATTAATTGGGATGGCGATGTGCATAGGGCAACTTGCCGAGTTGGCGGCAGCTTGGGTAATATATATCAAGGCACATGGATAGTGCCGTCGAGATCTGTTATATGCGACAGAAACTTTTGCACATGTGCAGCAGATATTCCAATATCTAAACACGTAGTATTGGAATCAATTTCTGATTAGATTGCTTTTCTTTACGGCAATTAATTTCCGGCTGGCACGTGCATTCCATTTGGTTACATGTAGTTGGTATTAATGTTGGTTGGAATTTTGTTGGGAATTCTATATCAAATAGATTATACTTAAAACTTAAATTGTAAAGATTTACACCACATGCACCGGATATTTCGCCGCTTTTATTAATATATAGAGTATCAATTCCAACATTACACTTCCATCCGTAAAACTTGTTAAGTCCGTTAACAGATATCCAAGAAAGAGAGTCTATTTTTTTCTTGCTTCCGTTTTCAAAATAGACAGTTGGTTTTTTATGATTTAATTTTTTATTCTTGAGGTAATAGAAAATGTTTGGTAGTTTTTTAAGATTTTTTAGCAGATATTTTTTTTGATCTTCGGTATACTGTATTGTATGATGATAAACTTCTATAGACGTTACGCACCACCCCTTGCTGGCTTTTTTCAAAGTTTCAACTAATGCTACACATTTATCCCAGGCAAACGGATCCATTAGTACCATAGCAGTTGTCCAAACATTCTTTTTATATAACGCATTGGCAACGCTAATGTAGTGATCTATATCTACTTGTTCGTGATGACAACTTAACATTACTTCGTCAAAATTTTGTCCGTACTCTTCCCACCACCTAATAGTTCTGCTACCATTGGATGATATTGTTATTAGACAATCGTAGTTCTCTTTAAAGTATTTTACAAATATTTCAAATTTACTCCACATAGTTGGCTCACCGCCAATTATATGAATTTGAAATTTTGTTTTATTAAGAGTTGTCTTATAATAATCAAGCAAATGCGACAAATTCTTGCAAACTAAATCTACATCAGGCCACTTGTGGGTTCCTTCATTACTTCCAGGAAAACAATACCAACATTTGTAATTACAAAGGTTACTGAGAAATAGTTCTATTCTAAGTAAATTTTCTGGTTTATTAGATTCTATCTTAACAAGCGTCATACCGCAGTTCCTCTTAATAAAATTTTACAATACATCTCTATTTGTTTGTTGATCTCTAGGCTGGGCAAAAAATACGGATTTAGATCTGCCGCAAGATCTGGCACATGTAATTAACTTATCGTCAGTCCAGTATCGGTCCCAACAAGTCTGCCAAACATCACTGTTAATTATATCTTTAATCGAAACTTCTACTGCATTGATATTTCCTAAGGTATTCCTTAAATCATCATATTGAACTTTCATTTGGTTTCTAACTACAGAGGCAGCATCATTACTAATATAATTATATGGCGTACTTGCTAGCCAACAACACGGAAATACATTTTTATAAGCATCAATGTAAATCTCTTTGCTAGATTTTGCAAGGCAATCAATCTCCATACTATCAACTATATCTTTGTAATTTTCTACATCGGATTTAGTAATAAAAGTCATCTTGTTTTCCGTTGCTGGTTCTAAGTAATATACAGTGCGCCCTTGACGATCGACTACAGGATGTTTTGAATCTAACATAAATCTAGAACTATTTTTAACTGTAAATGTTTTAAATCCTAATTTTTGGGCTAATGCCCTAGCATCTTCGACTTGATGTTCGTTGTGTTTAAATTTAATAAACACCCATTCTGCTATAGCACCTTCCTCAATTACAGCCCTTGCATTTTCTAAAATAGTATTAAAATTTGTTCCCACACGATAAATGTGGTGAGTGTCTTCTAGCCCGTCGAGAGCAAATATAATATTATGTTGTTTAGGTAACGCTTTTGCCAAACGTTTCCACCATTCAGTATTTCTAGCACTTCCGTTACTATGCACACGGATATTAAGATGCGGAGCACATTTGGTAGCATACTCACACATTTCAATGAGATCGTTATTTAAAATAGGATCACCAAAATTTCCACAAAAGTAAAACCCATCTAACTGATCAAGGACTTCTTGACTCATGACTGTTTGAAAATCAGTTAATGACCAGCTATTATTTTTTATTAAGGGATTATCCAGGCCACTGTTGATATTCCTACTACACATAGGACAGCTGGCTTGACAATTATTCGTAATTTCTAAATGTATTTGTTTTAGCTTGTTAAATTCAAACATAACCAATCACCATGAATCTTTTATACAACGGCAGGCTTAGTTCTCCAGCCCATCCTATCTTAGACAATTTGCATTGTGTTTTGAATTCTTCTAAGTTGTTTGCAATACGAATATGCTCAGGTATATCATAATTGTTACTTTGTAACACAAATAAACTATTATGTGGCATTCCACTTAACCACACATTGTATTGCTCTTGTGTAATATGCTCGCAACTTGTATTAATTACAACATCAGCATCACTACGGGTATTGCACATATCTGCTGTAATTGCTTTAAAACGTCCTTCAATGTCTTCTTTCTTATTCATCATCGTGGCAATAAGTTCACAGGTAGGATCGATGTCAATACTACGGATATGTTTAACTGCAATATAACTTTGAAACAACATGCTGGCTAATGTGCCGACCCAGCCACCATGTATATCTATACTAACTGGATTATCTTTAATAGAGCAAAAGTTTGTTAATGATTCTATTAACCACTCTTTACTTTTTAGTTGGCCGCTCCAGAACGCATCCATGGTCCGTATAGGATCAGGGCTTTGTCTAATGGCTTGCATCCAATAGTGTAAATGTTCGGTATCTATTTGCATTTTGGTATCTTAGAATCGGCACTACTTACACAACTTGGTGTGGAACAAATCTTAGGCTCTGTAAATAAAGTAAACTTTTCTAAATTTCCTAATGATTTATCGTGGCAACTATAACTTCGTTTAACTTCGTCGTTTCTAATTATTATGCTTTGATATCCACTATTACAATTCCAATCTTTAAATTGGTTGAATCCAAATGCATTAAAACGCTCAGCTTGATCGAACAAATATTCTGTATTATTCATATCATATAATGCTATCTGATGTGTATCTTCTCCATTAGACTGCTGAGGAAAACCTGTTTGCATTATATTAATCATTTCATCAGTATAGCCATCTACCAATCTACTGGCGGTTGGGTCGCTTTGTGGTTTAAGAGTTACATTAATACCCCGGGTTGCGAATCGTTTAAGGCGAGCATATAAGTCGTAAAACTTTTCAGGCACCATAACTTGATTAATAGTTACATGCACTCCATCACTTATTAGTTGTAAAATTTTATCTCCGAATTCTTGTTCCTTGGCAAACTCGTCGTGGAAGCTGGCTGTGATACTTCTGCGTTGTAACGGACTTGTGTTACTGGCCCATGCCTTCCACCATCCAAGACCCGGGCTCAAGTTAGTAGTCATATGAATACTTTGGTAAGTAGTTTGCATATCATCAGCTAAATGTTTTATCAATTCTAACAAGTACTTGTAAGCGGTAGGCTCGCCTCCGCTAAATGACCAATGGAACTGATCAAATCCATTATTCATTGCTTGTCGTTTGATCTCATCAACAGTACGGATATATACTTTAAGTGTTCGATAATCTGATATATCTGATCTAGCATATGGCCAACAATAACTACACTTGTAATTACAAAATCTGCCCAAAATCCAACTAGTGGAAAATAATGGATTGATTAGCATAGTACGTTGCCCAAAGCGGACAATTTTTTCAAATGGAATGGTGGAATGGCTCATTGACAGTATTTACAAATAAGTATATAATACAATGGTAGACGTGAGTGGAACTTGGTATACCTCCTCCAAGTAAGCTGACCCCCAGCTGAACGGAGGGCATAGGGCTAGGCTATTAGCTGCCTTTGTAGGTTCGAATCCTACCGTCTACACCAAATTGAGAATACTATGACTAAAAAAATAGCAAGTAGTCCTGAGCGTCATACCTTTCAAAAAGAAGGCTATATCAAACGCTGTGAGGAAAAGGGCGAGGAGCCTAATCCTGATTATGTTAAAATGTACGAAACTTGGCGAGAGCAAGAAGCAGAGGCTATTGTAGATCCTAAATGGCAAAAGAACAACATGGAATACGACCTACGGGCAAGCAAAGAACTATGTGACAAAGTTAAAGCCAGCGATGCTTATGCTCAAAACTTGTATGCCGCAATGTGTAACATGACTTGGCAAAGCAGAGAGTTTTGGCAAGAACTAAAGGGTGAGACCTGGTCATGCAGTTGGCGGCATAGTGGTGGCATCATTTCTGACATGCAGGAAAAGGGTGACTATATTGATTGGTACTGTAGTGGTATAGGTAATGCAGAATTAGGCAACGGCCTAACTGGAGCCGATGGCACTGGATATGTGCCAGAAGGTACCGTAACTGAAGAAATTGAATTGGACTTGAACCGTTTAGGTTGGAGACCAGTTCCCTACAAAGATGATTGATAACAGAGTAAATACACAATGGAAAAACTAATATTTAATGTGGAAGATATATTTGAAGATATCCCGGGAGACCCGGACAATGTTATCATGAAGATTCCTCCAGAAATTCTTGAACGCAATGGATGGAATACGGGCGATACACTAAACATCAAGATTGAAGACGGTGCGATCGTCATAAGCAAAGTATAATGGCAAAAGACGATATCATTGAATTGACGGGTGCGGTCGAAGAGGTATTGCCAGGAAGTATGTTTAGGGTTAGGGTAGAAAATATTCCCAACCCACTGCTTTGCTACATGGGCGGAAGACTCAAACAACATAAGATTAGAATCATATTAGGTGACAATGTTAAAATAGAAGTTAGCCCGTATGATTTATCCAAAGGTAGAATCGTATTTAGGTTGTAATCATGAATAGCATAATGGAAACAGTTTGCTGGGTTTGTATGCAAGTTAAACTTAAAAGTAAACCTGGCATCAGTTTCCAAAATTTGCTAACTTTATTACGGAGACAGTTTCGGCATCAAGGCTTTGGTCTTAGCATTAAAAGCAAACGTGATAAGTTTTTAGATTCTGAAGAATTTTATGTCAATGCATATTATGATGCTGAAGATGATTGTAATGGCGAGATTCCTATAGAAGTTGTTGTACATCATAACTTTGATAAAGATGTTGTATGGGATCAAAAACACGCCACTGAATTTCTAATTCAAATATTCGATGCAGTTGTACACGAATACAAACACCAGCGTCAAAGCGTCAAGAGAAAATATCAAACATACGTGGCACATACTCGATCTCCGTATAATCAATATCTTGCAGATCCGGACGAAGTAGATGCGTATGCAGTTTCGATTGCAATCGAACTTTGCAGAAATTTGGGCAAGTACAGAGCGTTGCGATACATGGGAAAGTTTAGTAGTTTGTCCAGACTCAAGTTTAACGGCAGATATGTTAGTCCATGTTTGGCATCGTATTTTGGTGCATTTGGAAATCTTCCCAATCCAGTGCTAAGGCGTTTAGCCAAAAAGATCTATGTACGGCTACAAAAGGTTGACACTGACGTACTTTTCCTGTAAAATACACAGTATATTAACCAGCATTAGGGCGTAACGTGAATAAGAACGCAACCTTTCCTGTTCAGCAAGTTTTGGAATTGGCCTGTGCGGCCCAACGTATCAACGGTGAATACATCAAGGACGTTATTATTCCTGTGTTTACAGACCAAACACCAGACGGTACAATCCAACTAATGTGTCACAAGCACGGTAATAAAATTCTAATGCTGTGTACACTGGATCACACCAACTGGTCTGCTGATCCAAAAGAGGCACCAATGCCCCTTAAGGTTCTACCTGAAGATGTAGCACAAGCAGAAGAAATTCGAAACTATTTTAAACGACTGTTGTTTGCAGCCATTGAAGGCGAGAACGAATTTCAAACCAATATCAATAGTATACTAAGTGGAGAAACTGTTAAACCAAATCAATTTGGTTATGTGGCCTGTTTGCCCAGTGTGTATGTACGTGATCATGCAAAGAATCAGATTAAGAAAATTGCACGAAAATTGGATGAGGGATTTGTTGGAGATATTGGTGCTAATCTAAAGGATCTCGATTGCGAAATACTTGAGTCAGTTCGCTCAAAGAACTTTGACGCATACAATGTTTGTGCTATAATAGATAACAAGATGGCATCTTGGTTTAGTAAGACTCCTTTGAAACTAGGAGCCTGTGTAATAGTTAAAGCCAAAGTAAAAGATCATAGCGAGCACTGGTTGCATAAAAATCCAGTGACCCGTTTAAACTATGTAAAGGCGGCCCAATGAAACAAGAACTAGATAAATTGTTATGCGAGCGGTATCCGAAAATGATGGTCAACCGTAACAAGTCCATGATGGAAACTTGTATGTGTTGGGGCTTTGCTTGCGGAGATGGTTGGTTCAATATTTTGGATCAGCTTATGGGAAATATTCAGCATCATATTGATTGGAAACAAGAGCAAAAAGAAAAATACAATCGAGGCGAAGGCTGTACACAAGTAACACTAGACCAAGTTAAAGAAAAATTTGGTACACTGCGTTTTTACTATACAGGCGGTGATGATGTTATCGACGGTATGGTACGTATGGCAGAAAGCATGAGTGGCGTCACTTGTGAAGAGTGCGGCAGTCCTGGCAAACGTGTTGGTGGTGGATGGATTACTACCTTGTGCGAAGAACATGCTACGGCAAGGTCTATTGTTTATAACGAAGAAGGAAACGAATAATGATTACGATGAAAGAATGGATGGAATTGGTTGACTACAAAATTACTGAAGGCAGTGATTATGGCTGGTCATGTTACGGCCCAAACAGCTATACATTAGATTCATGGAACGGTGTTCACGGTACCGGTGGATATAGTTTTAGTATTGTGTTCAGCACTAAGAGTCAAAAGGTCTATGAAGTAAGTATGTGCGATTATACTAATGATCGTGCTTATCGTATGATCAATCCTAAAAATGTTGAAAAGCATCGCAAAGAAGCAGAGTCTAAAAGTGTGCTGGCCAATCAGGCGTGGGACGATGTTGACTATATCGATTTAGAAGTCGATGACGATTTTTTCCAAAAAGCATTGGCTATCCGTGCCGGAGAAGATTATGACACACGGATAAAAGTTCCGGTTGACTTTTCGGATGAAGAACTGTTACAATACATGAAACTAGCACACGAGCGTGATATAACCTTTAACGAGTTTGTTGAAGAAGCATTACGCCATGCTCTTGAAGAAGTTGAATCAGGCCGTCTTACTAAAAAAGACGCTCAAAAATTTGTAGAAGAACATTACAGCGAGATATAAATGAAGATCAAACTGGTTAGCGACCTCCACTTAGAGTTCTCTGACATCAACATTGAAAACGATCAGAACTACGATGTTTTGATTCTTGGAGGCGATATCTGTATTGCACAGGACCTCCACGATCATATTGCCGCAGATTTTAATCCATATAGTGCAGGAGCATTTGCGGATCTCAGTCGTAAGCAACAACGAGTCAAAACATTCCGTGATTTCTTCAAGCGTTGTAGTTTTCAGTTTCCCCATGTTATCTACATTATGGGTAATCACGAATTCTACCACGGCAAGTTTTATGCGGCTATTGATTACATGCGTGAAGAATGTGCCAAATATCCCAACGTGTATATGTTGGAACAAGACATGAAGATCATTGACGATATTGTATTTGTGGGTGGCACGTTGTGGACTGATATGAATCGTCGTGATGCACTCACCATGCATGCCATGAAAGACATGATGAACGATTTTAGAATTGTTCGTAATGAGAAACGTGAATTTGCTAAAATGAGTGCATTGGATGTTGCCATTAGACACGACAAGACTCTTGCTTATATCAAACTGATTGTGCAAGAACACAAGGATAAGAAGTGTGTTGTGGTTGGACATCATGCTCCTAGTTTCAAAAGTGTACATGAGCAATATGCAAGTCAGACGCTTATGAACGGTGGCTATGCCAGTGACCTCAGTGAGTTCATTTTGGATCACCCACAGATTGTTCTGTGGACACATGGTCATATGCATCAACCATTTGATTATGTAATTGGTGAGACTAGAATTGTGTGTAACCCACGTGGTTACGAAAGCGACGGCTATAGTGAGAACAGTGGCTGGAACCCTAACATTTTATTGGAGATTTAAATGAGTGAAGAAACTAAAGAACTAAGTGTAAGCGATATGCTTAAATTGACTGGTAGTAATACTGCCGACTTTATGAAACGTGTTGCAGATCATATCGACGAACTGGAACATCAAATTAAATTGTTGCAAGAACGTGTAACCGAATTTGAAAGTGCTACAAATGAATCTAAATGAAAAAGAAGTTAAGCTATTTAAAAAATGGCTTAAGAGTCATCTTGCCGCTGGCAAGGTTACTGTAACTTTTACCAAAAAGGATGGCGAAGAACGAGTAATGGAATGTACAACCAGTCCAGAGCTTGTTCCTCCTACTCCAGTTGTTGAAGGTGCAGAACCAAAACGCGAAAAGAAAAAGAATGATGACATTTGCAGTGTGTATGCACTGGATGTAAATGCATGGCGTAGTTTCCGTTGGGATAGTATTAAGACCGTTTCCTTTACTTTCGGAGAAGAACTTGAGCACAGTATCGAGACACAGTAATAACTGCACAGTTAGACAAGCAAACAGTGGCAAAGAAGTAACTGGCGAAGTCATGGCATTTAACGAAGGCCGCAATCTCACTGTGGTAATAAACAAGTCAGTTAAAATTCTAATGAATTGGAATGGCAGGGTATACGAAGGCAAGGCTGCTGGCATGGACTTTGAAAGTGCGGGCCCTGCTATTACTCGAACTCAAACAGCATCAAGAGGTTAGCATGAACGCCTACATGTGTTACTTTGATTGTATTGGATTCGAATGGATCTTCAATGTGACTGAATACGAGAAGAAAAAGTTCTGGTCTGTATTGAAAGGCGACACCAAAGTTGACTTCCCTATACCCAGACATGCTATACTAAGAGCAACAGCTAACCCACAAAGATTTCCCGAAATTTGGGCTTTCGAAAGTGAAATGACTCAAATTGAATTGGAAGAAATTGCAGAAGAAAATCCACAAGTATTGGCAGACGCCATTAGGCGTTGTGGACAGAATGTTTTTAAAACTCATAAACCTGAAAGTGTGATTGTATGAAAATTGGACTAAGCTATAGCCGTTGCATCTTAGACATTGTGGAAGGCCGGGTGGACATGGATGATGTACTGGTATTGATTACTCGTACAGACTTTGATCCACGTGATGACAAGCAATGGGAAGGAATTTGGTCAGGTTATTGCCTTGGTGGCATGAGTAATCCTGAATGGGCTGATTTTGATTACTATAATAAAGACCACGAGAACAAATTTCGTAGCG